CATCAACAACATGATTGACGAGGTCAAGAAACCTGTTGATCCAGAGATCAACGGGAGCGCACGTAAAGCTGAGCTTCAGTCTATCAAACAGACAGCTACTGACTGCAAGGAATTGATCGTTGAAAGACAACGATTGGAGCAAATGATAAAAGATCTACAGACAAATGGAGGAATCGAAGAAGCCAAAGACTACAGCGGAGGTTTCGCTGAGAGATACTCTAAGTGATTGGAAAGAGATAGTCTATCAAAAGAATAAAATGGACTTCAAGTTCTGGGACGAATCCTGGAACGACGAGTTCGAGGACTGAGTTGTTGGTTTTCGTCAGGCGGCCCTCTACGCATATAGGGCAATCAAACTGGGGCGTAGTTCAGTTGGTTAGAGCGTCTGTCTTATACACAGGAAGTCGCGGGTTCAAATCCCGCCGCCCCAACAATCACTATATTTGCAACATGGGAGCAAGAAATTACAAGAGAGAGTACAAGAAGTATGGCGCGGGAGGCAGAGCCAAAAAGTACCGTGCGGCTCTCAATCGCATTGCTAGACGCCTTGGGGTGTACGGGAATGGCGATGGTCTTGACAACGCTCATGTAGGGTCGTCTGACAGAACCACCCCGCAACCTCAGTCAGTGAACAGAGCCAACAACAGGCCTAGAAGAAGAAGGAGCCGATGAGAACCAAGCGTAGAGAAAGAAGAAGAGCAAGAACTTCGGTTAGGGATGCCCGCACAGCGGACCTTCTCAATCAGCTTGCTCAGCGAGGAAGTAAGCCTTCTGCCTTTTTTAACCCAAGAAAGAGGGAGGTCGTCATGTTTCCTGGCGCAGATGAATCTGTTCTTGAGCACGAGCTTTTGCACTCTGAGCAGTTTGGCCCCCTGAGGGCTTTGTTGAATCAAGGCAGGGTTCAGGACAGAGACACAAGAAGAGCAATAAAGGAGCTTACAAGGGGTATGTCTCAAGAGGATTACGACAGGCTTACTGCCCAGGACTCGGACATCAACCCAAATGCTACCTTTTATGACGATCGTCAGCCAGAGGTCAGAAAGAAGTTTAGTCCTTTGAAGTACATGATTGACTCTCCTATTGAGTTCGAGGCTATTGTTCGCTCTGGTGTGAGATCTCCAGAGGCTAAGCAAGTTGATTTCTCCCAAGGCTTCGATGACGTACTGAAGTCTCTTGAGGCTCTACCACGCGACAAGACGAACACCAACCTTAGACTCCTTAGGTCTGCCATGGCTGAAGGAAATTTTGACGACCGCGAGAAAGATTTGTTTTTGAAAGCAATTCGATCTAACTTGCAATCATGAAATTCATTTTTACTCTAATCTCAATCGCTTTTCTTTTGGCCAGCTGCGCTCCTCACTCCACAGTAAGGAAGCATCACAGATATCACGACTGGAAGCAGCAAGGTCCAGAGTTCCCAGACATCGGAAACCTTGGTGTGCCTGACAACAGGTAAACGGGCATGCGCTCGTAGCTCAGCTGGATAGAGCATCTGCCTTCTAAGCAGACGGTCACAGGTTCGAATCCTGTCGGGCGTACTAAATTCAATACAATGGCTGAATACATTTGCAGCTGCGAAGAGCAGCACGAAGAGTCCAAGAGTGGTGTCACCATTAAGTTTGGAAACGATGGTGCATATCACGACATCAAGTGTCCGTGTGGAAAGTACATGGATTTGAAAAACCCTAAGTCTGGTGCCCCAAGCTTCAAAAGCAATCGGTATGGCCAGGTGTTCTGATGAGCGTCCTTGTAAACATAGACGAATATGATGAGCCAGCTGTATCAATTTGCCCCAACGGTACGAAAGGTGAAGTTGTCGAGATTGGTGGGCTGGTCATTGTTCTTCCCGCTAAGCCTCCCAAGAAGGAGATTAAAGGACATGACTTACCAAAAAGCTTGCAACTGTGGCAAAGGGATAGTATGCCAGAGGAATTGTCTAGGATTCGCTCTATGGATGAGTGGGGGGAAATGCCGAGGGAGTTTCGACAAAAGTTTTCTCCGTATATCGAGGAGGAGTTTCGCCGTAGGCGTGAGGGCTTTTGGTTCTATAATAACGGTGAGCCTACATATATTACGGGTAGGCACTATATGATGCTTCAGTGGACTCGGATGGACATAGGTTATCCGAGCTTTCTGAACTTCCAAAAAGATATTTTCGTACATTTGGCAGCGTGTGAGGCGGATCCGAGATGCATCGGACAGCTCTATACGAAGTGCAGACGGAGTGGGTACACCAATATCTGCTCCGCTGTGCTTCTTGACGAAGCCACACAAGTCAAAGATAAGCTCCTAGGAATACAGTCGAAGACTGGTAAGGACGCGCAAGAAAATATTTTCATGAAGAAGGTGGTGCAAATGTTTCGTCACTACCCCTTCTTCTTTAAACCCATTCAAGATGGTACCACTAACCCACGCATGGAGTTGGCTTTTCGCGAGCCGAGTAAGAGAATCACGAAGAAAAATAAGACTTCGCAGAAGGGCGAAGCTCTTAATACGGTAATTAACTGGAAGAATACTACCAACAATGCTTATGATGGCGAGAAGCTACATTTGCTGTATTTAGATGAGGCTGGAAAATGGGAAAAACCTACAGACATAAGAGACGCCTGGAGGATTCAACGGACGTGTTTGATCGTAGGGCGAAAAATCGTCGGAAAGGCAATGGTGGGAAGCACCGTAAATCCGATGGACAAGGGTGGAAAGGAGTACAAGGAGCTCTGGAGGGACTCCGATCCCAACGAGAGGAACGCGAATGGGCGGACGAGGACGGGGCTTTATAGGCTTTTCATTCCTTCTTTTGAGTCTCTAGAAGGCTTTTTTGACAAGTACGGCAAGCCTGTCATTGACGACCCGACCAAAGTTGTGGAGGGTCTTGATGGTGAGGATATAATCTTTGGCGCCAAGACTTACCTCAAGAACGAAAGGCACAGCCTAAAGCACGACCCGTCAGAGCTCAACGAGGTAACTCGTCAGTTCCCGTTTACTACTGATGAGGCCTTTAGAGACAGCATTGACGGTAGCCTGTTCAACATTGGTAAGATCTACGAGCAGATACAGTACAATGACGATTTGTTTCCAAACCCTGTCGTTGTAGGGAACTTCGTCTGGAAGGACGGTGTGAAGGACACCAAGGTAGTATTTAAGCCAGATCCAAAAGGTAGGTTCCACGTTTCATGGATGCCACCTGAAGACCTTAGAAATCTCCAGAAGATGGAGAGAGGCAAACGTATTGCGCCTAATGCAGAGCTGGGGGTAGGCGGGGTTGACTCCTACGACCTTGACGCCACCGTCGATGGACGGGGGTCTAAAGGAGCGCTACACCTGTACAACAAGTTTCACATGGAGCACCCATCGAACATGTTTGTGCTGGAGTATGCGTCCCGTCCGCCTTTGGCTAAAATTTTCTACGAAGATGTCCTTATGGCTGCTGTG